ATTACAAGATTAGCGGCTGTGATATTTGATTTAAAAGAACTTGGTCATCAGTTTGTTGAGCCTACTAAGATAATAAAAGGTGTTAACAAATTTGGTACAAAATGTACGTGGGCTAAGTATGAATACATAGGGAGAGCATAATGGCAACAGTAAAGACAACTAAGGTACAAGGTGGAGCAGATTATGCCATGGTGGTTAATAGGGTTCACAAGTTCAAAGAAATGTACGAGAATGGACAAATTCTTACTGAGATAGTATCTGATAAGGATGGACAGATAATTTTTAAAGCTCATGCTGTAGTTGATGGAGTTATTACAGGTACTGGACATGCTAAAGAAGACATGGGTTCCAGTAACATCAACAGCACGTCTCATGTGGAATGTGCGGAGACTTCCGCGATAGGTAGAGCGCTGGCGTTTGGTATTGGTTTAATGCCAAGCGGTCAAATTGCCTCGTATGAGGAGGTTGAGAACGCTAAATTGCAACAGTCACACATTGCTGTACATGAATTGACTATGGCCTCAGCAGTTGCATACATTTCTGCGGCGCTAACAATGTCTATTGAAGAGGAAGATGAAGAGGGTATATTAGAAACTCTTACTAACTTTAAAGGTAACGTACCTCTTAAAACTGCTGTGTTCAATACTCTACGTTCAGACCAAAAAGATTACATGACTCAACGTGCTGTCAAAATAGCTGAGGTAGCTAAGACTAAGAAAGAAGATAAGCATGAACGTAATGTACAAGCGGCAACTAAGTTTGCTGAATCGCAAAAGAACTCAGAGGATAAATAGCTCCTGTGCTGAAGTCGGGGGAATCCTAGCCCTCGTAAGTTAAAGAACAAAGCTATTTGGATTAGTTACCCTAAGTAACTACTAATTTAATTTAAGGAGATGTAATGATAAACAAAGTAATTTTAGTTGGTAATCTTACCAAGCCAGCAGAGGTTAAAAACACGTCAACTGGCGGAGTAATAGCCCTGTTAAATTTAGCAACAAATGAATCATGGAACGATAAAACTTCCGGAGAGCGCAAGACTGTAAGTCAGTACCACCGCATAACTGTGTTTAATAAATTGGCGGAAGTAGTACAGAAGTTAGACCTTGACACAGGTACGCAACTGTACATAGAAGGTCAGCTTACTCACCGAAGCTATGACGCACCAAACGGTGAAAAGAAGTACGTAACTGAGGTAAAGCTTGGCGGCTTTGGTTCTGAGCTAAAGATTTTATCTAAGAAAGATAATACTCAAACTCAAGCTCCAGCTCCACAAATTGCTGATGCTCCAGCGTCAATCACACCTGTATCTCAGGAGGAGTTTGAAGATGACATCCCATTTTAGAATATTTGCATTCTTAATTGTATTGCCTTATGTTGCAATTACATTGACAATGTCCGGATGTAGTGCATTACAAGACAAACAAGATGCGTTATTAATACCACCCAACGTGATAGATAATGACGTGCTTATTTGTTCCAGCGAAGACATGATTTTATGTTCAGGTTTTCTTACACAAAAAGATATAGACAACGAGGAGAAATAATATGAGTAACAAATACAAGCCCTACTGGTCAAGAGGTCTCAACGAGACGTTTATTACTGAGAACTTTACTAAAAAATCTCTTGAACGTTCATTACGTTTGCAAGGGGTTGAATTAGATAAACGTAAATCCATGAAACGACTAATATCAGAGAACTATGATATTCTTATTTGAAACTTTTGTGCCTGTCATAGCACTCATTGGTACAGGATTAGTTAGCGCTGGTCTTGTACTTCTTTTAATGACACTAGGGATGCCTGATGAAAAATAAATTTACAGATGAAGACCTTATGGGTTTTGCTGATAAAGAAACTACTGGTGAAAGAGCTATGGATATATTAGGTGCGTTACTTAAAGGTGACGAGGAATCAAAGATACTAGCTAAGAGATTAGCTGTATTTACTAAAACTCGTAGCGCACTTATTAATACTTTACTGGGAGAAACAAAATGAGAAAAATTTGGTCATGGTTAATTTTCTTATACTCAATAGGTTTTATTATTGAAGTAAGCGCAATAGTTTATATAGCAATGTGGTTCCACCAGTACGAACAGTACATTCTCTGATGGGTAAACGCAGAACTCTGACGTACGAATTATCTGATGGCTCCAAAGTTACAGCACGTGAAGTTTCACAAGCGTTAGGAGTAACTGAGTCAGCCGCTAGAAATCGTTTAAAGAGACACACCGACAGAGAAATTGTATTTGCACCGTACAATAAAGCTAAAGGCGGTAAGCCTAGGGGCAAACAACCAAAAGCAGAAAAATTACTACCATATGAAGACCCTATGCTAAAACTACTTCTTAAAACTATCTAAAATAATTTTCTATCGTACAAAAATAATTTTCTATCGTACAAATTTTTTACACGTCATCCCATTGGACATTGCGCTTGCGGTGTCCGTTCCAAGCTAACCATCCACCTAATCTAAGTGCGTAGTACGCTAGGTAATTAATCAGCTTAAATCCATTCACATCTATGCAAATATCTCTAAAGAGCATATCTGCCCATTTTTGGTCTTTTTTAGTAATAGCCTGTGCCTTCTTGGTAGAAAGCCTTAAAGTCTCAAATTTGTAAACGTAGTCATGCACAAGGCCACCTGACAACAGTACACCCATTGGACTGAGCCAACTTCTTAATGGTTTAGGAACACTAGCTCCATCGAAGACAAATCCTTTTGGAATCATAAAACTGGTGACAGTCTTTTGACCATCCATTTGTAAACCAAATTTCCAATCTTCTGTGATTTCCCATGTTCTAGTCTTAGTAAGCCATAAGATAATTCCCCCAACTAACCCCTTAGATTTTGTTTCCATAGGTACTGGCATCATGTGTGGCATATTTTTGTATGTAATTTTAACTGGCATATTTTCTCCTTTGTAATTAAACTATCCCTCGTAAATTTCTTTTAATTGGTTTATCCCAAGCATCATTGTATGGTGTGTACCCAATCGCAAGATACCTCATTGAGTCTGCACCATGTGAACTCCAATCATGTCTTGGCCTCATTCTCCACGTTTTACCGTTCTCATCCCAATCTCTTGAGTAAGACAATAAACAATCAATTAGTTTTTCACATTTCTCTTCATCGAAAAAACATTTGTCTAACAGCTCTCTAACTTTTTGTATTCCATCATCTATAAGTAATGAAGGTGCTATCTCTATATCTCTAATACCTAGACCCTCTAAGGTTTCAATACGAGACTTACCGGTTCCAAGTTCTCTTACACGTACGTCATGCGGAAACACATGCTGGTCGTACACGTATCCTTTTTCTTGTAACACTTTAGCGTAATGTTCTAATCCAACACCTGACGCTTCATAGTAATCAATAATATGTACTTCTGTATTAACAAACTGACAAAAGGTAATTGAGGTACTGTCTCCAATGCCTAAATCCCAGGAGGTGACTACCCCTTTAGCCCTGTCGTACCGTACATTTGTAATTCTATCTTCGTCTTTAGCTCTCCTCATTTCAGCGCTATAATAACTACCTTCTGAAAAAACTAAAAACCCACCTTCCCAAATATGTTCATACATATCAGGACGTTTTTCTTTGTCTTCTAATCGCTGGTCATCAAGAACTTTAGGAAACCATGGATTGTCTTGATAATTTAATTGTACAATTTTAGCGTTGCTAGGAAACGTAGCTCTAAACCTTTCATGTGTAGCTGAATACTTTGACTCCGGATTCCACGTTACCCATATCTCGGAACTAAATCCTTTAGACTGGTCTTCTTCACGAATTGATGGTAACAGTACATCCCATGCTCTACCACTTACTGACTCAGCTTCGTCTACCCAAGCTAACAAGATACGAGACTTTGATTTAATAGAGTCTAGTGAACGTCTTAGACCAGCGAAGGTGTACGTTATGTTGCCATCTTTTGATTTAATGTATTTGTCACCCAGCTCATAATAATCCTCAAGCCAAGGAACTGAGCGTATAGCGGCTTTGATTTCTTCCAAGGATGATTCAGTCAATGAGTTCATAAACTCACGACCACATAAGATAGTGCCTTTTACGCCGCTACTACCCCAACGGTAACCAAAAACAGCACTCATTAATGCAAAAGACCTAGTCTTACCTGAACCTCTTGAACCATAGCTGGCCCTAATTCTTGCATCACCTTCAAATACTGGTACTAATTTAGGTGGTAATTCTATCTGTGCTACTTCACTCATTTGCCTTTAGCTAATTGCGCCCCAAAATAAAACTCAATAATCATAGTAGCCCAGCCAAAAAGCTCGTCCATCTTGACTACTGAACCAGCTTGTACTGTTACGTACTCAACTACGTCCGGAGTAATTTGGAACATACCTAAAAAGTTATAGCCTTCTTTAGTAGTTGGTATGACCATTTCAGCATTAAAAACTACAGGAGCTACTTGTGTAAAAATAACTAAAGCAAGAATGACTAATATTATTATTCTTCTGTTCCAAGCGGCCATTGGGCTTTCTTTGTCTGCGGCGGCTCTAGCTTGATTGATAGAATCATTGCGAGCTTGCATGTTCTCTATCATTAATTTTTGTTGTTCTTGTGCGGCCTGACTCTTTAAAGCAAATAATTTACCAAGAAAACCTAATGCTATTGGAGCAATGTTTGCTAAAAAACTAATCATATAAACTTCATAAGTAATTCAAAGACACCAACCTCAGTTGCCGCCATCAAACCAAAACCAATTAGTAGGCCCTTAAACATTGCCTTGTTACTAAGGTTCATGTTTTTAATCTCTCGGACAGACTTAAATAAGTCGTTAATCTGCCCATCTTGTTTATCCAGTTGCATCTGCATCCTTTCCTGTGTAGTCATTAGTACCTTCTTGGTCTTGGTGGAACTTTTCTTTTTTTTCTTGGCATAATATCCTCTATGTTATCAGTTGTTTAATGGATTGTCTAATGACTGCTGTATACGTTTCATTAGCTTCTCTTCTGTAGCATCTAGTTGTAAATCAAATTTGTCTAGCTTGTTGTCCATGTTAGTGATGCGTACAT